GTTACACCGCTAGTATTCAATGTTTGATTAGGGTAAGTACCAGTAAGATCGCCACCCGCACTTCCCGCAGGGCTTACACCACTAATCGTGACATTGGCAGCAGTAGTTACTCTGCCTTTGGCATCAACGGTGACTTGCGCTACAGTAGTGGCATTGCCATAAATACCCGCAGTTACGCCAGAAGTGTTGAGTGTAGGGTTAGGATAAGATCCTGTTAAATCACCGCCAGCAGTACCAGAAGGAGCAGCAGTAATGGTTACGCTAGAGCCTAAATTGGCTACTGTCGAATTGATCGTAATTGCGCTATTGGCTAAGTACGAATTAGGAAAAGTGGTTGCAACGCTAGTAATATTGGTGTTAGCCAATCCAAGATTACCCACATTAGTTGTTGTACCGCCAAGGGTGACAACGGTGTTACCAAGGGTAAATGAAGTGCTAGGAGTGCCACCGATGACACGCTCCCAAACTGTGCCGTCAAAAACCGCCCAATCGCCTGAGTTCCAAGTCGTGATGCCGTTAAGGTTGGTGTTTCCTGGAGTGGAAACTAAGTAGTAATAGCCTTTAGTACCAACGCTTGAAGTAAGCGTAGGCACATTAGTAGATGCGTTCCAAGTGCCTTGATAGACTACTGCACCTGATGTACCACCACCTCCACCTCCAGCAACCTTGAGAACCATGTTTTAAACTCCATCGCCAGGGGTTATATAAATAACTGCATTTGCTGTGCTTGTGCCAGTAAAGTAGGCATTGGGTACAAAAGTCAAAATCTCATCTGTGCTTGGTAACAAAGGGAAAGCAGCTCCACTACTGGTCACATTGGCAGAGTTTGTTGTTGCATTAGCAGCATCAGATCCGTAACCCAAGAAAACGACAGTAGTACCAGTATTGATGATGCGATATTGATTACCGCCAATCGTAGTGTTGGTGACTTGGACAGGGGTAGGCGCAGTTACACCAGCCGTAAAAGTAACGGTGTTACCAGTTTTAGTAAAGGCATTTATTCCCATGATTATCCGATCAAAGCCTTGATTTCATCTTCAGTTAAACCTAATGCAGCTAATTTAGCTAGTGCTGATTGTTTAGCTGATTCTTCTTCAGCTTGTAATTCTGCAAGTTTAGATTGGGTGGCTTCCAAATCATATTCAATTACTTGTTCATCTTGGCTATAAGCTACATCGCCACGAATGGTAACAATAGATGGATTAAGTGCGTAAATTGCATCATTTAAAGTAATCATGCGGCAACCTCTGTTAAAGTAATTGTTGCTGGGTTTGAACCTTGCGGAAATACAATGCTAGAGCCGTTTGTACATAAAATATAAACAGTATATGTAGTAGACGAAGTGGTGGCTGGTGAATCTAAATACACCATAGCCGCAGAACCAATAACTCTACCAGCACTTGAAAATATATTAGTAAAACCGCCTGAACCACCTAAATTTGTACCACCTCTGTAAATAGTTGCAACAGCTTGGCTATTAGTTGCGGCAGAATCAAATGGTCCTGCTACTTGCACTAATATTTTGCTTGTAGAAAATTTTGGAGTAATAGAAGCGGTTAAATTGGTAGCCACAAAACTAGCAGAAGTAGTTGTGGTTGTGGTTGATGTAGTAGCTTGAATTACTTGTAAAGCACTACCAGTCTGTGGAGAAGATAATCCATTACTAGCATTGATGCCTGATATTGTTCCTGTTCCGTCAATCACGATACTCATATTAAGCTCCTAATTTAAAAGAAGCCACTTGCGCTTCATACGCAGCAATAACTTCGGGTGTCCAAGCGTTTGCACAAGCATCTTTTACTTCTTGTGGTTGATCGCTCACATCTTGCCCAGGGTAAAAAGAAGAACGGTGATACCCACCAGCATCAGTAATTTCTCTTACTAGAATAACCCCGTTAGGATCTACTGCAATTTGATCTATTGTATTTGCCATTTTTTACCTAATTAAAAAGTTGCAAAATAAACACCACCAAAATAATAAGTTGATGTATTTGTAAAATTTGTATCTTGTAAGCCAAGAAAATTTGTACTATTTCCGTATCTGTTATATACGGTAGTTGAATAAGAAAGTATCGTAATTGCTACTGGCACGCTAGATCCATTTGCATCAAATTGACCATTACCTTCATATGATCTATTGGTTGTATCAGCAGAAAATGGCAAAGATGTAAATGTTGCATCTCCTGTAGATGAACCTTTTGAACTTAATACAATGTAACCAGTAAAAAAAACCATGTTGCCAATTTTTGTGTATTTTCCACCTCTAAGAGAGTATGTTATTCCTACTGAAGCTCCTCCAAACTGAAGTGTTGGTGTCCAAGTGCCTGTTTCATAATCGTTTAATGGTGAGCTATTGATTGCAGAACCATTAGTAAATAACAATCCGCTACTTGTAAATGTAGCCACATTAGTACCAGCAGACTGAATGGTTAAGTTACCCGATGTATCACCAGTTAAGGCTACTCCACCAGCACCCGCAGTTATAGCATTAAGAATTGACATTATTTATCCTTATTCGTACAAGATATTGATTGAACCAGCGTCAAATGTATCTGTGCCGTTTACTGTTGTTACTCGTACTCGGTCTAATGCTCCACCTAATGCTGAAGATGTACCACCACCCGTTCCACCAGAGTTTCCAGCCACAGCCACTCCAGACATTTCAGTCCAAAGATTGTTATTAAGCAATGTAAGTATCATTGAACCAGAATGAGCGCCAGCAGCCGTAATAGCAGCAGTAAAAAGAAAACCTGCTGTGCTAGAAGCGGTTGCTCCTGAATATTGATAAATAGCAGATTGATAGCCACTTGTTGTAACGCTACCAGACCCAATTTGAACTAAAATATTGCTTGTTCCGTTAGTAGATACGCCACTAAACATAACAGTTATTTTTTTAACCCAACTAGGAATACCAGTAAAATCAATACTTGTACCGCTTGTAGAAGCCTGTGCAGTACCACTAACAATATTGGTAGATACTCCTTGAGCAGCAATAGTTCCGCTTGCGCCACTTGGCAGCGTTAATGTGCTTGTTCCAGAAACGGCTGGTGCTGCTAATGTTATAGCACCCGATGTATCGCCTGATATAGCTATGTTAGCCATTTTTTGTATCCTTTAAATATTTGTCAATAACAGATTGAGCTTCTTCTTTTGACGGGTAAGTTCCCAAATATAATCTTTCACAATTAACAGATACTCTTGCCTTGTGCCTTTCAGCACCTTTGCAATTATCAAAGTGCCAACGCTTCATATTTCCTTTGCCACCAGTTTTTTCGCATTTTGGACAAGTCAGCAATTCGTACTTATGACCTGTTAATTTTAGACTTTTCTTTTTTTTCAGTTCTTCTGATTGTTTGAAACCATAAGGACCTTTGCCACCGCTAGTCAAGTTTACAAGACTGCAATTCATGTCTTTAAAACAAGAAATCAACAATTTTTCATGGTCGAAGGCTTCTTCTTCGGTATCCCAATTAGCCAAAATTTCAATTTGCAAACCTTTGTGATATTTGACTGCCCTTTTCCAATCATGACTTCTTTCAGAAAAAGAATAAGCTCTGTCATCAACACCTTTGCCGATATAGAAAATCTTTCCCTCTGGAGATGAATGTGCGTATGTATAGTAGGTCATACCACCACCCATCTGCTTCCACTCGGAATAGTTAAAGTTACTCCAGAAGCAATGGCAACATTACCCGCACACATAGCATTTTTACCAGTTGTGATGGTGTAATTTTGCGACAAAGTTTGTGTATTTTCATAGAGAAAACCACCCGCACTAGCGCCTCCACCACTACCGCCACCACCGCTTAAAATCCAATTTGTGCCGTTATAAATAACTGTGTAAATGCCACCTGATAACAGCGTATTGCCTGATAGGTTTGATCCATCCTCATTTAAGACAGTTGTAGCCGTCAGAATCGTTGAGCTATTGACTTGAACCTGGAGAGTAGTAGAACTTGTATTGGCATTGGCAGCTTTAAATTGAAGCTGAGTGCCAGTAGCAATAGTGGTAGTGGTAATCCCTGATGGGTAGTTTAGGATAATAGCGTTAGCCGTTCCCGTATCCGCTACATAGTTGCTGTAGTTATTTAAGTCATTAAGATACTGAGTAATCGTATTAAAGTCAGTATCTAGCTGGGAAAGCGGGATCGTGCTAGTCGCAGTAGCAAAACTATTGGGTACGGATGATACGGGTTTAGTCACTAGAACCTCACTCTTAATTCGTGTTCAAACTCAAAACCGTTTAGCACATAATTTGGGTTACTTGATGTTACTGTAATTCCTAAGTATTTACCATACTGTTGTGCATCAGTTTTGTATAAAGCATAGCCAGAAGTACCCCAGCCAATAGTTGCGCCAGAATTATTACTCCAGCCGATTGCTTGCAAGGAATTGTTTTGCCATTGGATAACTGAGGACAAGGTATAAGGGCTACTTGATCTGTTTTCATTGTCCACCGTAGCACTCATGGTTACAGTAGAGTTAGCCCCAGCAGTCGCTTCAATACCAATCTTTAGGGCTTGTTTTGTGCGGATAGGATCGCCCATCGGCAACAAGGCAGTCTGGATTCGGCTAGTAATAGAGCTACTAGAATCAGCATAGAGCTTATAAAGTTGGTTGCTTGCTGTGCCGTATAGGGTGATTTTCCCACCGACAGGCACAGAAGTTATATAAGCTAGGTTATTACCTTGGCTGGTAATGAACCATTTTTTCTCAAAAAAGACTGCCTGGATGTACCGATAGCTCTGAGTAAAGATGGCATCGTAATATCTAAAATTAAATGCAGCGCACAAAATGTTGTTTATTAAGACTTGTCCAGCATAAACTGGGCTATTAAAGTCAATATTAGGGAACATTCCATCTAAAGAATCCGATAATTTAGAGGTGGTTGAACCGACTAGGGCATAAACCCCATAGTCATTCATAAACAACACCGATCTAAAATACGGAAAAATAGCAAAAGGGCGCTTAGAACCGACAGATGCGCTCACATTGGTATTGGTAAATAGGGTAGTACCGCTAGTAGTAACCCTAACATCAGAGAACACATTGATGGAATCGTCACCAAAAATGTACAAAAAGTTGTTAGCAGAAAGCAAATATTGGATGTTTCCATGCAGCGTACTGTCAGTTAGGGTAACCGCACCCGCAGAAACGCTTGTAAAGTCCGTATAAGAGCCAGCAGCGCTGTAATAGACTGTTCGACCTTGTGCTATCCATACCCTGCCCGAAAAGGTCGCTATGCCCACATTTTGCTGGTTTTGGACTGTGCCTTGCAATACTGCGTTGTTTGATGCACCGCCTCCTGTAATGCTAACCACCAGATTAGCAGTATTGGTGTAACCAGAACCCGCATTGGTCATGATGACTTGCGTTACCACATTGCCTGTCACAATCGCCTGTGCAGTAGCCCCTGTACCGCCACCGCCAGTAATGCTGATAGTGGTATTAGATGCGTTGGTATAGCCAGCACCGCCATCAATTACCGCTATGGATACTGTTCCTGTAGCAAAAGTAACAAGACTAGCTACCGCAGTTGCACCTGATCCACCGCCACCTACAAAAGAAATAGTGGTGTTTGCAGCGTTGATGTAGCCTGATCCAGCATTAGATAAGTTAACCGACCCTACGGTTGATCCACCAGTAGAGAGGGTTGAAGTGGCGTTAGCCTGCTGTCCACCCGTTTGTGTGGGCGATGAAATAATGACAGTCGGAGCAGAGGTGTAGCCTGATCCACGATTAACAACGCCAATAGCGCCAACTGCGCCAATAGATACAACATTGTTGCCATCCCAGCTAAAGTAACCCTTATCAGGATCAAGAATGAGCATCCTGTCGTTGTACCATTGGGTGCTTTCAACATTGGCGTTTGAAAATGTGCCAGCTACCGCTACATTGCCTTTTGTGCCGTCTGTAACATTGTAGTATTGCGCTGCACCATTATCTAAAAAGGCAACTATGTAATCTTTGACACCCAGATTAACGGAAGTCAAATTGGTGACTGTATTGCTAAAGGTAACCGCAGTATTGCCAATCGTGACATTAGAGTAAGTCGGCACGATCTTTAGGTTAGCGTACCCTACTGGCTGGGCGTTTTCCAGCCAAGAGAACTCGGATTCATCAATCGCTGTACGGTTAGCCTTGGTGTTAAGCCCTTTAAACTGCTTAACGACTTGGTAGGACTTTTTTTGTTCCGCAGCAGCCATTAGATCATCCCGCTATATGGGCTTGGAATCCTTCTAGTAAATGTCGTGTTGAGTACCGATGTAGCTTGTTTGAGATACTCTTGCTTGAAGATTTCCGATTCCCCAAAACTTTGCTCATAAAACTTAGCCAGGTAAGCTGCATAAAACTTCACGCAACTGGTGTATGGATCAGTAATGGTATCTGCGGTAGATGCTGTTGTCAGGCTCAAAGCATTTGGCAATACCACGCAATCCACTTCAATTTGATAGATTTGATCTGGTACTGGTCCTAAATAAATTTGTCCTTGACCATACACGCTAAAGGCTAGTGGTCTGCCTATGTAGTTTTGCCAAAAGCGCAATCTGGTATTGAAGTCTGTCCATGCCAAGTAATCTAATGGCACACGAGTATTACCCCAGTAAAGGTTGATATTGACAATATCAAGTACGGTGTTGCCAGAGCTTGGTGATAACGGGGATGATCCCATTAAATTTGATAGGGCTGCATAGCTGACATTTTCACAATTACCGACATATTGCAAGGTGGCTGTACCATCTGCAAAAGGTGTTGAAGGTGGGTAATTGGTGTAATTGTTTGCTGTGCTTTGCGGATAAATAGGTGCGGATGAGCTTGAAGTTCCACCCGTAACATATTGATAAATATAAATATTATTAAATACAAAAGTGTTTGCTGTGACCGCAGTATTAGCCACCCATTGTGTTGGGTATGCTGGCGCAGCACCATTGACGGTTGCTCCTGGCGCTACTTGACAAGGGGTCTGAGCTACAACAATCTCACGCAAACATCCTGTATCACGAACTACTCGCTCACGAGCAGAATTGATGTAATCGGTTAGTTGTTGGTCTGAATAAAAGTTACTGTTAGCATCATGGAGCAAATATCGTACTTGAGTAATGTACCCAGATAAGTTCGTGGACATTTAAACTCCATAGATCATGCTACCGCCTGAAGGACTTTTCCCCCGCCCTTTTTTGAAGAAGGGAAGGGTACTCTTTCCACCAACGGGGATAACGATTGGTTCTTTTTAGGTGGTTGAGTGGATAACTCCCACTTGGCAAGTCGCTCTAAGCCACCTTCAAGTTCGTTGGCAGTTTTTACCCACCCAAGCCTAGCCAAATACTTCATCTTGTCCTCGTCTTTGTAACCAAAAATGTGTCTTGCTACTTCTTCAGGAATCTCGACTGTTGATCCTTTTTTGAAATCATAAAAAACACCACCGAAGCCATCTTTTAGGTCTTGGTCAGAATTATTGGTTACAAAGATATTAGACATTAAAAACTCACTACATCGCCATATACGGCAACAGTCGCAGTATTGGAAACATTACCGCTTCCAGTATTGACATTGACATATAGTGATTGTGTTGTAAAACCAGTAATAGCAGAACTGCTGTTATACGGACTAGCAATCGTTAGGTCTTGGTAAGTACCAGGACCAGTCAAATTGGTAAGCGTACTATTGGCTACTACAGCGTTAGAAATGTTGCCGTCAGAGCTAGTAGTGACTGAAATGATCACATTGGCAATATTACCAACTGGATTATTTACAGTAATTCTACGAACAATAACACCGCCAGAACCAACTGTTGCATTAGCATTAGTCAATCCACCGCTTAACAACGGAAGTTTGATACCAGTTACGGTAGCATTTCCCGTTGTGTTAAAAGTGGTTTGCTGACTAACAGCAATACGACCATTCCCGAAACTATCAAGATTAAACTGCCCGACTGAATCTGGATTAGCCATTACTGATCTCCTTAGCTAGTAAATGTGCTTGATACAGCCTGACCACCATTGACAGTAGCCAATGTGATTGTGGTGTTGGTTGTAGCATTTGCAGTCACATTCAAAC